GTTGCTGATCCCATCGAGCAGATCGGATTCTTAGAACAGGCAAAGGAACCATTCAGATTCCTAGCTGCTGCTCGTGAGATAGTGGAGTACCTAGACCATGGCCCCGGCTATGTGTCGCACCTCCCTGTCTTTATCGACGCAAGTTCTCAGGGAATTCAGATACACGCAGCCCTGTTGGAAGACATAGATCTAATGAAAGCATCCAATGTCCTACCATCAGAGGATGAGCCGCAAGATATATACACAGAACTAGCACAGATTGTGAACGATGACGCTAGTTCTGATACATCACAGGCAGCAGCGTGGGTACGACAGAATCCTGTAGACAGAAAGACAGCCAAGAGAATTATGATGCTCATTCCCTACGGTGGGAAACTACATGCAGCATTCAAGACGACCAGAGATATACCAAACATTCCTTCTGACGCATCTGTATGGCTCGCTAAGAAACTCTACGACACAGCGGTAGACATGCTACATACACTGGTAAAGTTTCAAGACAGAGCAGCACAGGCTGTTACAGAGAAAGCTATGGAGTCAGGTAGTTCTTCTTATTCTTGGTCTTCTCCATGTGACGTAGAAGTAAGACAAACATACGACAAACAAAAGATCAAGAGAATTCAGACAGCAATTCGAGGACATCTATACTCCTATAAAGTGGGGACAGGACAACCAAACTACAGCAAACTAGGTGCTGCCTTTGTACCTAACTTCACTCACTCATTAGATGCTTCTCTTCTTTGTCGTGCTGTCGTTGATTCTAGTTATCCTATCTGTACCATACATGATTCTATAGGAATACTAGCTGCACATGTGGACGACATGCAGACCAGACTAGCCGAGGCATTCAATTGGGTCATCCTAGAAGGGCGTCGCACCCTTCACAGCCTGAACATTCCCACATGTGGGACTCCAAAGTTTTTCAAAGAAAGGGGGCAAGGCCCCTCTGAAGCTGGCCGATATACTAAGTACCCAAAGGGACTTAGCAGTTACCTGTTCAGCTAATTGAAACTGCTATAAGGGGATAAGAAAAAAAAGAAACATAAGAATCCTTAGTGTTCCTTAAGGGACATTAGGGCCCGTTCTAGCTATGCTAGATTTACCTACTTCTTCTATTCAATATAACTATGAAAGCTAAGAGACTCTTCGAACCGAAAGATTACGCAGAAAACATCGTCATCCCGCAGGGGAAAGCACGGTGGGCAGTCCTGAAAGATGCCAAAGGATATCAGGGCGACACAGAAGTGGAGCACCACAGTTGTGATGTTCTTATTTCTGAAGCAGAAGCACAGCCCATCATGGATACTGTGCAGGGGATCATGGAAAAGATCCTCGATGTGTGTGGCAAGGACAACCGACGTATGCAGATCGGGAACAACCGCCCGTGGCGCACACACGAAGACGATCCTGAGAGAATCCCCGCTGGTTTTGTACAGTTCAAGACTAAGAAGCGTGCGTTCCGTGCTAACGGCAACAAGCCTGCGACTCCTCCCATCCCGACCTATGTGGATGGACAGAAGATCGACTGGTCTACTGCTGAGTATGGTGTAGGCAACGACAGCATCATCCAGATTGCATGTACTGCCAACCCCTACTATATTCCTGCCAGTGGTTTGGGCGTCACGCTCCAACTCAAGGCAGTGAAGGTTCTCGAACTGAACAAGTATGTGGCTGGAGAATCTGGCGACAAGTTCTACGAGGACGCCTTCGCTGACGGAGCGACCACGCAGAAAACTGAGGCTGGGCCGACGGGCTCAGATGATAACTACTTCGACTAAGCATCTCCTCCCTCCTGAGCATGAGGCTAAACTGCTCACCTCTATCATGAACGATAAGATTGAGATCAACGAAGAACTGAACAACATCACCATGCTTGTTCGCGTGGAAGAAATACTACAACAAGTAGAAGACATCTTGGAAAAGCACGGACATGCAGAGGACACATGTGCATCCAAGATTGCAGAAGTTCTGGGAGTTTCAGGTAAGCTCTCGGAGCGTGAAGAAGTGTCCCCAAGCACCGAGGTCTAAGGTGTCAAAATAAGAAGACTATTTCTGTGTTTCCTTTGAGGGGGTGGGGGTCAGTGGATCGACCTCCATCCCCTCTTCTATCCGATGATCATAGATACAGACTTCATTCTTCCCGGTATCAACAGACTGCTGCGAATGCACTGGGCTGTGCGGAAGAAACTACAGGCTGAATTAGTTCAGCACATACAAGATAACTACGACTGCCAACCTATCGAGGGACCTGTGGTCGTGGAGTACACCCGTCGTAGTATCCGTCTCATGGACTGGGACAATGCGTGCGGGTCGTTCAAGTTACTAGGAGATGCACTGGTTCAGTGCGGGATCTTGGAGGATGACAATCCCTCCATAATAGAGGAGTTCAAACCTGACCAACAAAAAGTATCTAAGCGAGCGGAGCAAGGGTTCCGACTCGTCATTCGTAGGGCACACGTCGTGCCCTAAGTGTGGCAGTAGCGATGCCAATGCAGTCTATGACGATGGACATACCTACTGCTTTTCATGTCAAACATATGGAGGAGAGATCAAAGAAGTGACAGAGGAAACACCGACCATCAAACCACAGGGAGACTTCAAGCGATTAGAGAAACGATCCATCTCTAAGGAGACTTGTTTCTTTTATGAGTACTCCGTTGGCAAACACAACGGAGACCACGCCCACTTCGCACAGTACTTCAACGCCGATGGTTCCCCTGCTGGGATCAAGATCCGACAGGCAAACAAGAAGTTCATGTGGCGTGGGCCACAGCCCGGAACCTTTTTTGGGCAACAAAAATTTTCTAGCGGTAAGATGCTAGTGATTACCGAGGGAGAGATAGATGCCATGAGCTATGCGGAGACGCACGCTTGTCGCTGGCCTACTGTCTCAGTTCCTAATGGTGCACAGTCTGCGTCCTCTGTATTCAAGAGGAACCTAGAGTGGTTGTGTGGATTCGAGAAGGTAGTCTTGATGTTTGATCAGGATGAGGCAGGCAGGAAAGCAGCAGAAGACTGCGCGTTCCTCCTTCCTCCCGGCAAAGCATTCATCGCTACGCTCTCGAAGAAGGATGCGAATGAAGTTCTCCTGTCTAATGATAGGGATGAACTGAAGCGTGCTGTCTGGAATGCACGGGAGTATATCCCCGGCGGACTGGTGAAGGGTGAGGATCTCTGGGACATCATTAGTAATGTACCCGAGACTGTATCTATCCAGTATCCGTGGGTGAATATGCAGACCAAGACACGAGGGCTCAGGCTAGGAGAACTCGTGACTCTTACAGCGGGGACGGGCATCGGCAAGTCTCAGGTGTGTAGAGAGATTGCGTATCAGTTCGCCCAGCAAGAATGGAAGATCGGATACTTCGCACTGGAGGAGAGCGTGCGTAAGACTGCGCTCAACTTCATGGCCCTGCATCTGGGTATGCCTCTGTTCGAACTGGAGGAGAACTTCAAAGAGATATCAGATGAGACGATGAAGTCTGCCTACCAAGAATCTGTGGGCAACGGCAACCTCGTACTGTTTGATCACTTCGGTTCTCTCCATTCAGAGAAGCTGATAACCAAGATCCGCTACGCCATCAAGGCTCTCGACTGCAAGCTGATCTTCTTGGATCACTTGTCCATTGTGGTCAGTGAGTTTGCTGACACACAGGAGAGGACAGCCATCGACGCAACCATGACCAAGCTCCGCGCATTAGTGGAGGAGACTGGCTGTGCTATGGTTCTTGTTTCTCACCTGCGTAGAGCAGACGGTAGGCCACACGAAGAGGGAGGCGCTGTATCTCTAGCTCACCTGCGTGGATCACACGGCATCGCACAACTCAGCGACATCGTGTGTGCGTTGGAGCGTAGCCAGCAGGCAGACGGAGATGAGAAGAACCTGATGCACATCAGGATTCTGAAGAACAGATACAGTGGGGAGACAGGACCGAGTGGATTCCTGCGCTACCACCCTGAGACTGGACGACTGCACAATCACCAAGACGAAGAGGATCCGTTCGAGGACGATGTATGAGAGACATTGTATTCGACATCGAAGCCAACGGATTCCTTGAGGATGCGACGGAGATACACTGCATCTCTATCGCAGAGAATGGGGAAGAGCCTGAGTGCTTTGACTCCAAGAATCTAAATGAAGCACTGCACTGGTTAGAGCGTGCGACGAATCTGATTGGACACAACATCGTACGCTACGACCTACCTCTTCTGAAGAAGCTGCACGGATGGGATCCACCAGCATGGACGAACATACAAGACACGTTCATCCAAGCTCGCATGGTATTTCCTGACCTGCTTCAGAAGGATGCGGAGAGGAAGAAGATCCCACGCACAGAGTGGGGCAAGTATTCCCTGCGGTCCTTCGGACACAGGCTGAAGATGCACAAGGGAGATCACTATGACTTCAGCGTGTACTCGCTAGAGATGCGGGACTACTGCATCCAAGATGTTCGGGTAACACAGAAGCTATGGGAGATCCTCAAGAAGCAGAACATCAGCAAGGAAGCTGTGCTCATGGAGACAGAGTTCGCTGCGCTGGCGTTCCGCATGGAGAAGGTAGGCATAGCCTTCGACCGTCCTGCTGCGATAGATCTGTTCAAGCAACTGGATGAGAAGAGGGAAGAGATCCTCGATGCTCTCGTTGATCTTGTTCCTCCGAAGCGCACAGAGATGAAGACACCTCAGTACTGGATTGATCCCGTGACTGATGTGCAGTTCGTCCGCAAGTCTGATGCACCTAGTGGTATCCGTAAGGAGCTAGTCCCCGGACCACTCAAGGTGAAGGAGGAGAGATTCAATCCTATGTCCCGACCACAGGTGGCTGAGTTCTTGGTCACTCGTGGATGGGAGCCATCAGCCAAGACGGCGACGGGACAAGTGAAGGTAGATGAATCTATCCTGAGCCAGATTTCTGACATCCCCGAGGCATCCATGATCGCCGATCTCTACCGAGTGCAGAAGATCTTCGCCATGCTGGCTGGGGACAGGAGGGGCTGGCTATCCCTTGAACGCGAGGGGAGACTGCACCCACGCATCAAGACTCTCGGTGCCTACTCAGGTCGTACGTCGTGTGTCGATCCCAACCTTCAGCAAGTACCAAGCACACGCTTACCCTTCGGTAAGGAGTGCAGGTCTTTGTTCGTTGCTGCTGATGGGAAAGTCCTCGTTGGATGCGACGCCAAATCTCTGGAGGTCCGATGCTTCGCACATTACATGGCGAAGTACGATGACGGAGAGTTTGCTGATGTTGTTCTTCGTGGTGATATTCACCAAGCAAATGCTGACATGATGGAGTGCGATAGGCAGACAGCGAAGAACACATTCTTTGCCCTGATCTATGGCGCAAGCTCACGAAAGATTGCAGCGATGCTGGGTATCCCTATGCGGAGAGCAAGCGGACTTGTCACCAGACTGTTTGAGGAGCGGCCTGCCATGCGTAGGTTGATCAACAAGGTAAAGAAGTCAGCGTCATCATACGGACAGTTCAAGGGATTAGACGGGCGTATGCTCAAGCCTAGGTCCGAACACTCAGCAGTGAATCTCTTGGTGCAGAGTGCGGGAGCCTGCGTATCTAAACGTGCTGCCTTGAACTTTGAGTTCGAGATCATCTCTAACCGCTGGGATGACACGCACATCGTGGGCTTCATCCATGATGAGATGATCATCGAAACACCTGACGACAATCTGAAGGAGGTGTGCCTCGCAGCTATCCATTCCTTTCAGAAGACAACAGACCAATACAAACTACGCTGCCCCATGGATGGGGACGCACAGATCGGACTGAACTGGAGTGAGATCCACTAATGAATGAACACACCGACCCGACGTTTCAGCTACTTATAGATGCAGACATCGTGTACCACCGAGCAGCGTTTAGCTGTGAGGACACCTACGACTTTGGCGACGATGCCGTCAGAGTTGTAGATGACAACGAGGTGATGCAGCTATTCGATGCCTTGTTGATTGGTATCTTCCAAGAGCTAAACCCTCGCACCTACATCCTGTGCTGGAGCGACACGCATACCTTCCGGCACGATCTGTATCCTGACTACAAGAAGAACAGGCATAATGTGCGCCGCCCTGTATGTGTCCCAGAAGTGAAACAGATACTAATGAAAAAGTATCCAAGCCTCATGGTGCAGGGATTAGAAGCCGATGACCTAATGGGAATGTATTCATCGCATACATCTATCATCTGCTCCGACGACAAGGATCTCCTCACTGTCCCCGGATTCCACTACAAGCCACGCAAGCGTGAGCTAGGTATGTTCCGACAGACCAAGGAAGATGCCGACAGACTGCACCTCAAGCAGACTCTGATGGGAGATGCGGTGGATGGATTCAAAGGTATCCCCGGAGTAGGAGACAAGAAGTCAGACAAGATCCTCGATGAGCACGGAGCTACATGGGCTACCGTAGTAGATGCCTACGCTAAGGCTGGGCTATCTAAGGAAGAAGCACTGCTCAACGCAAGGCTGGCTAGGATCCTACGTCCCGGAGAGTATGACTTCACAACAGGAGAGCCTAAGCTCTGGACTCCATGAACACACAACAACTACTGGCCCTGCATGACAAGCTAACAGGCATGGCTAAGGACATCCTCACCACCAAGGTAAGAAACTACTCAGGTAGTGGGGATGCTTACACAAACTTCAGAAGGGTAGCTGACCTCGACATATGCAGCGTACCCAACGGGATCCTCGCACGGATCTCAGATAAACTTGGAAGACTCATCACCCACTGCAACCATGATGGTTTGGTAGGCGAGGAGTCCTTCGAGGATAGCGTGATCGACATGATCAATTACCTAGTTTTTCTACACGGATGTGTAGTCCCGAGGAGGAAAGAAGATGAGTGATGCCATCGTAAAGAGATGCTCTAAGTGCAAGGATGAATTCTTACTCGAAGAGTTCTACCGACGAAGTGACCGTGATGCTCCCGTCAGCCAGTGCAGGTGGTGCTGTGCTGAAGGAGTAAGGGAGCGACAGAAGAAACGAAGAGCAAAGAAAAAGAAGCAGTTCGAGAGCGGAGAGATCAAACCGATCTCGGAGAAGTGGTGCATTCTTTGTGATCAAGTTCTCCCGTGGCAAGACTTCTACATCAAGTATGATGCAGGAGATCTACTCAGCCACTACTGTCGCAAGTGCCACAACAGCGACAACATGGCGTACCGCAAACGAACAGGCTACAAGCGCAATGCATGAAGTCCCCGACGAACTCAAAGACTTCCGTAACTTTCTCTATATTACTTGGAAGCACCTTGGCTTACCCGATCCTACTCCTGTGCAGTACGACATTGCGGAGTATTTACAGCACGGTCCCCGGAGACGGATGGTCCAAGCTTTTCGTGGGGTTGGTAAGTCTTGGATTACTTCTGCCTTTGGTCTATGGAATCTACTCATGGACCCGGACACAAAGATCCTCGTAGTCTCCGCATCCAAATCCCGCGCCGATGATTTCTCTTCCTTCTGCCATCGCCTCATCCGAGAGATGCCTGTCCTACAACACCTTGCTCCCGATGAATCGCAAAGGTCATCCAAGATCGCATGGGATGTGGGACCAGCTAAAGCTGCACACTCTCCATCTTGTAAGTCTGTCGGTATTACTGGTCAGCTTACTGGTAGTCGTGCCAACCTTATTATCGCTGACGATGTGGAGGTGCCTAGCAACTCTGCTACGGTTGGTTCTAGATACAAGCTATCGGAGTCTACGAAAGAGTTCGAAGCAATCATCGTCCCAGATACAGGAGAGATAGTTTATCTTGGAACACCACAATCGCAGGAATCCATTTACTCAGAACTACCCGAACGGGGATATGATGTTAGAATCTATCCTGCAAGAGTGCCAGAAGATCCGGGAGTATATGGAGATAGACTTGCCGCTTATGTTTCTTCACTTGATGCAGAAGCAGGAGAGCCAACAGACCCCGGAAGATTCTCCGACGAAGAACTCCTCGAACGAGAAGCCAGCTACGGACGGACTGGGTTCCAACTACAGTATCAACTAGACGTACGACTATCAGATCTAAGCAGGCACCCGCTTCGCCTAACAGATCTTATCGTGATGGACTGCGACTCCGACGTAGGTCCCGAGCGTGTACTGTGGCAAAGCTCAGATGTCTGGGAAGATCTACCCAATACAGGATTCTCCCGTGATAAGTATTGCAAACCACTCGCCCTCCATGGAGACATGGTGGCTTATACAGGATCAGTTCTTACCGTGGACCCGAGTGGTAGAGGAACTGACCAAACCGCCTATTGTGTTCTCAAGTATCTTAATGGTTTTCTGTATCTACTGGATTGGGGCGGGACTGCCGAAGGATACACCGATTCGACGATGCGCCTCCTCGCGACAAAGGCTAAGGAATACAAGGTCAACAAGATTGTCACGGAAAGTAACTACGGAGGAGGGATGTTCACCGAACTTCTCAAGCCGCATCTACGCGAGATATACCCGGTTACTATCGAGGAGACGACCGCTAAGGGGATGAAGGAGGCACGCATGGCGGACACGCTGGAGCCTGTGATGAACCAGCACCGCCTTGTCTTGAACGCTCAAGCTATCCGTAAGGACTACGAGGAAACCCTACAGATGCCACCTGATGTGGCTGTTCATTATTCTCTCCCCCACCAGATGAGCCGCCTCAGCAGGGACAGGGGCTGCTTACAGCACGATGATAAGCTAGATGCCCTGACCATGGCTGTTGCCTACTGGACAGAGCAGATGGCTAGAGATGCCCGTGACGCCATGCAGGACAGGCGTGACGAGCTACTCCAGCAGGAACTAGATAGTATTATCGGGAACAAGTCGGAGCCCCCGAAATGGTTTAATGTTTAGTTATCTGTTCCAGTTTTAAAAGGAAGCACCCTTGACAAATCCGCAATGGGAGTCTCAGATACATCCTCAACATTCACCCCATGATCCCGCAGCATCTGCCTAGCCACATTGATATCTTGCGAAGTAGCTTCGCCGGACTCAAGTCTGTAGATAAGCTGGTCAACGGTGAGATCCCAGAGCTTGTTAAGCTTTTCTTCTTTCATGGTAGATGGGTCTATTAGACGACGATGAAGAGTCACCTCCCCCCGATGGGGAAGTGACAATGGCAAACCTCATTGTAACCAATAAGGTTCTTGAAGATTTGTTAGATGAGTTTGGGGAGCGACTACTAATAGCCAAGCGACTTCTTCAACTGTGTGAGGATCTCGCAACACTGCCGCAGGTTAGGGTGCTGAACCGCGCTGCATTCAACCTACTCTCCCAACCCCTAAAGACAGAGTTCATTGCTGATTGGCTGGACTCAGATGAAGATGGATGAAACAGTTTTCCTAGAGAAAGAGATCAGGCGATTGTCCCGACAACTGGATGATCGTGAATCAATTGAAACGCTTGTACTCCGGCGGGTGGACGATGCACTAAAGAACTTCAAGTGGACGCCCCCCAAGCGTAAGGCTCCCGACCGACGCAAGCTGCACTCGGAGACCTGTGTCATTCACATTAGTGACACACAGATTGGAAAGCTGACATCCACGTTCGACAGTAACATCGCTAAGCAGAGGATGAAGAAGCTCGCTGCTCAGACGCAAAAGATTGTCGATACCCGCAGGTCGGGTGCCAAGATAGACAAGGCAGTCATTATGATCGGCGGGGACGTTGTTGAGGGAGAGACTATCTTTGCTCATCAGCCGTGGGTCGTGGACTCTGACTTATGGGACCAAGCTATCAAGGTTGCTCCGAAGATACTCTCTGATTTTATCATCGAAATGTCGGGCCACTTCAGAGACCTCACAGTCACTGCTGTCCCCGGCAACCACGGGCGGAGTCAGCCCAAGAATGCTGGTGCATCTCCTCGCACAAACTTTGACATGATCGCTACGGTGGTGACTCGCCTTATGGTTACGAGTGCCATTAAAGACAAACGAATTACATGGGACGTTGACCATGATTCGTTTTACCGTATCGTCAATGTCGAGGGCCATAACCTTCTCCTTGTTCATGGTGACCAGATCTCTGGTGGCGGTGGACTGGGTGGTTACCCACTAACGGGACTTGCCAGAAAGGTGGCAGGCTGGAGCGGTAGCTTGCCCGAAGACTGGAAGTACATCTTCCTTGGTCACTTCCACCGACCGATGTCGGGAGTGATCCAAGACAAGGTGTTCTTTGCGAACGGAACAATCGAAAGCGATAACGACTTTGCACTAGAAGTTATCGGAGAGTCTGGGCGTCCCTGCCAGCGGGTAGTCTTCTTCAACAAGAAGCACGGACCCGTGGCGGACAGCCTCGTTTGGCTCGACTGATGCAGCTACGCTGGAAAGATACGCTCGACAATCTGAAGCTAAGCTTGCCGCTACCGTTTCCTGTAACGGTCTCACGGCGCAAGCTCCGCGACGGATTGCAGGGCTATTGTAAGTTGTCAATGAAAGGGACCACGAAGATTAGCATCGTGGTTGACCGAAGGTTGTCGGAGACTATGCAGTGTGATGTCCTTGTGCATGAATGGGCGCACGGCCTGCTCACTCCTCACATCCATGAGTACCATGAGCATGGTAGTTTGTGGGGGCTGATGTACGCACGCTGCTACAGGGCTGCCTACGAGTAGCTAGTGACCACGTTCCACACGAACGTGCCGATAGCACCGACAACACCAAACATTACCCACCGTTTGAGGGCTTCCTGATCTGCGCGGAACTCTTCGAGGCCGTGGACCTTCTCTTTCTGTAGTTCAAACTCAGTGAAGAGCCCCTTCTTTCCGTTACCACGGAGAGACTCATCAATGCGATTGACGGTAGCCTGAAGCTCATCCAGCTTGCGGCTCAGTTGGAGAATATCTTGGCTACTCACCACCTTCTTTGTCCTTTTTGTCTTCTTTTCCATCGACAATCGACTTCAAGATGGCGGCAAGTGAGGTAACCACCAAGGTAATGAGGCCCGTGATGGTGCCCAAAGATTCTGCTGGCAAATACAAGCACGAAAACAGGAAGATCGTGACCATCAAGGTCATGTAGAGTCCTGCCCATGTGCTCAGGTGAAGCGCAGCAAGCTCTGACGCTGACTGCTTGGCCCTCATCTCTGCCATGCGAGCCTTTGCCTCGACTTCCCGAAGCATCACCTCCGCCTGTGTGTCGATCACATTCGCTCTGCGCGTCTGTTCTGCTTCAGTCATTGGTTTAATCCTTTTGCGTATCCAGTCTAGTGCCATTGGTTGTTCCGCCGGGACTTCCATGCCACAGCTAGAACAAAAAGAAGAAGGAGACCTGCCGCTACATAGAGAACACTAGTCGGGGGAGGTTCCATTCCCTCTCTAATGTTCATCTTTAGCTCAGGCTGTGCTGTGGTATCAGCCTCGAAGGCTTCCTCACGGATCTCAGCACGCTCACGGCGAGACATCGGCTCGTCTGCAATAGACGGAAGATGCCAAGTGAACGCACCGTAGGTTGATTCGGATTCTCCCTCGTACTCACGATCATGGACATGGGCTTGGATACCACCGATGTGTGTACCCCGCCCATGTCCAAGAGTGAACTCGTCAGGAAGTAGTGTGTCTCCTACTTCAGTAACGGTGCATGAAGTAAGAACAAATAAAAGTAGTGCGGGTAGTTTTACCATTTTACTTTGTTTGCCCAGTAAGCAGCACTTAGCTTACCTTTAGCGATGTTTTTAGCGTGGCGAGCTTTAAAGGATCGTGACCGTGCCGTGTTGCCCTTGTCTCCAGTCTTGCCTTGTTGACCAAACCTGATGGTTTTGATCGTGTTACCAGACTTGGCGACAACAACATGGGACTTGGTTTTATGGCCGGGGGTTCGCTTCGGTTTGTTGTAGCCCGAAACGCCCGCTCTTTTTAGTCTGGGATCTTTCTTGCTCATGATTTCTTCTTGCGCTTCTTAGCTGTCTTCTTGGACTGCTCAAACGCTTTCTTAGTGGGCGCACCCTTAGTGCCGGGTTTACGCATCTTTTCGCCGCTGCCAGCTTTGATGCGTTTGCGCTTTGCGTGGATGTTGGCGTATAGGCCGGGAAGCTTCACGCTTGCACCTCCTCGCTGGGAGCAGCAGCCTTAGCAGCCTTCTTTTCCTTGATCTTCTTCGCAGCGAAGAGACCAGCAGCACCAGTGAGAAGAGCAGTGACAGCACCACCAAGCTCAGGGTTACCAGTCATCATCGTCGTGATCATGCCGCCCTGCTCAGCAAGCTGAGGAGCACTGGCAAGGATTGTGTCGCCCATCTCGACGGCTTGCTCTTCCCCACCGGGAAGCATCTTGCCAACAGTCGCACAGGCAGGGAGGAAAGCGAGGGGAAGGAGGGATAGTTTCTTCATGTCAGTCGGGGTTTGGTGTTACTCGAATTCTCGTAATACAGGTTGAACAACTGGGTGCTTCAGCCACCCTATCGTTCTTTTAGCTCTTGCCCAGTCGTAGTCTTCAAACTCTCGTTGTCCTGTCCCAACCTCAATGAGTGCTCGACCTGAGCCTGCAAGGTCTCCCATCCAAGAAAAGAACGGAACCTGCTCAAAGGTTGAGTCACTGATGCCGTACCTGTGTGAGTTGCCGTAAGCATCCACACCTAACGTCAGTGACATCACTGGGTTAGCGACATCCATCAGTGCTCCAGAGAAAGGAGAACGAGAGATCGCGCCCATCGCTAGACGCGGGAGGCTCATTCTTTCACGGTAGCGGGCTCGACCATCGGGGGTATCTTGGTGGGCAAACATGTTAGATAGGACGTAGGTCATCAGTCCTCCCATCATGGAAGTCAGGAACATCATTCCCGCACGCCCATCACCGGCTTTCATGTTTCGTGTCAGCACGTTACGGTGAGCAGAGATGCCGAAGCGACGGAACTGTAGCAGCAGGTTGCCCATTGACTGATGCAGTCCTGATTTGTGGAACCACTGAGGAAGATCAGCACGATCACCACGGGTAACGTTTGCAATTACTTCTGTGTACATCGCGTTCATGAACTTAGCTACAGCAAGCTGGTTATCCCACTCACCAAAGTTTAGGTCCACGCTATCTACACCGTTCTCGCCGGGGGAACGACGCATGTGTTTTTGTAGCTGACTACTGATCTCGTTCCAGTCAGCCTTCGTCAGTCCCATCTGAGACAAGCGAGCTTCGTTAGGGGCTTCGCCAGCCAGCATCATCTTGACGTTAGCGTATGCGTTGACACGCATCGCCATTTCTTCAGTCCATTGAGTGATGGGGTTAAGACCAGAAAGCTCAGCCGTAACGTTCGCTGCGCCTCGCAGGCCCCGACGTAGGTTGAGAGCAACAGATCCTTGCGGCATGTACTCGTCAAGCTGCTGCGCCATGAAGTCCATCTTCATGAATCGCCTGCCCGACAACCCAAGTCCTTGTGCTTCAAGCATGAACTTGATCTGGCTCTTGGGTATTTGAAAGTCACCCTTCGTCCAGCTAGACAAGATGTTGTTGGACTCAAGGAACATCCGAACCCCCCGACTAAAGGAAGCAGGGATAACCTCAGAAAGAGCAGCCCGTCCGAACGTCGATCCATACCCGAAGGAGTAGACGGCATCGCGTCCCATGGCAATCCCTTCTCCAAGGGCATAGGAGTCAGAGTGTCCGTGCCCCCGCGCAGTTCGAATAAGAATGTCAAGCTGCTCAGCGAGACGCTCAACATTCACTCCCCTAGCTCTCGCGTCTTCGATGATGAACGACTTGATGTCATCAAGGTTCGTGAACAAGCCCGGTCGTCCTAGCTTGTTGTTGAATCTTGTGATCATCTCGCTGGTAAGAGTTGACGAGATAACCGACCAGTTGTAGCGGTCTGTGATCCTGAAGATGTTGGTCTCAAACAACTCGCTGATATGGACATCACGGGTGTGCCCAGTCTTGTTGTTCTTGAGTGTGACCTTGATGTTATCGGCCATCTTCATTCGACGCATTGCGTGACCTGAGCCCTTCTCTGCTTCCCAGAAGAACGCTGCAATCTCGTCCGCAGTGTCCGGATCTACACCAAACTCCTTGGCGAGCTTGTCAGCAAAGGCTTTAGGATCCTTGCTGATACGGGGATCATTGAACCAACCAAGCGAAGAACGATTACCACCAACTTTCTCAAGGTACAGCTTGGCTACCTTCATCGCCTGTGCAGGACTTAGCTTAGTGTTGGCCTTAAGGAACGAGTGCTGGAGAAGCTTAGCCACTTCAGTTGTGTCATTCCCAAACTCACGGAGCAGGTTAGTGAATCGGTTGTTGTCGAAGAAGCGAGGAACGTAGTAGTCGTTCTCAGGGATATCCTTCCACCTTTCCGGGTCATGCTTCTTGAGCCATGCGAGAGCCTTTTTGAATCCTTTCTGGTGAAGGATCGCAGCGTCACGAACAAGCTGATCGGATGCTGACAACTGTGCTCTGGGGATTTGCATGACCTCCGGGTTCTGGAGGTGGCGTGTGATGAGAGAACCGAACTCGTCCTGTGCTACCCCAGTCAGGTGCTTCCAGAAGCTGACACCGTTGACCTTTCTCCATTCATGATAGATGTCCCATGACTTGTGGCGTGCCTCGGCAAACTGTCCAGTACGAAGCATCTGTCGTTGCTGCTCAATACCCAGTCGGTTGACACCATCCTCAACGTCGATGACGGGCTTGATGGATCCGTCAATAGCTTCTTGTCCAGCTTGGTTGCCGTACGTCTCAAAGCCCAGCCAACGAGCAGGCGCACTGTCAACGCTTTGTGCTCTCGTTCTGGATGAGTTGTGTGCTCGGTCTCCCGTGCCCATAACTTTGCCGAGGATTCGAGGAGAAACACCAACGTCTCCAAATGCTTCCTCCGCAGAGATATCACGAAGATCATCGGTGCTGCGGGGCGTATCATCGAACGCACCAGCATCTGCTTCACCGTTGTCAGCATTGCGCTTACGCCGCTTGAGTGCATCGTGCTTAATCGCAAGATCCTCAAGCTCATCAATCAGTTGGTTCGGGGCAGTAACCTCTCCTGTTCT